AGCTGCTGTGGCCAAGCATAGCGACTGGGTTGATATAGATGTATTTCCGACCAGTGTATGCCCGAATCTTCTACCTGCTTATTGGTCAAAGGCTGGCCTTGATCGTTGCACAGGGTTTTGACCACGTCTGGTAGAGCAAAGCCCTGTGTGATGCTACAGCCAAATGTGTGCAGACTGCCCATTAGCTGTCCTTGGGTGGTGGTCCTTTTTGCACAAGGCTACGATCGAACTTGACAGCTATGGTAAAACGCTCTCTGTGCGGATAAGCAGTGGCACGATGTAAGAGATCACCATTGAACACTATCATGCGTCCAGGTTGGGGCAGTATGCCTCGGATTTCCATGGTGGTGTGATCTAGGAATTCTGTCTGTCCGCCCCATTGTGGTTCGCGTTCGTCTGTGACATAGTACAGCACAGTCCATACTGCACCGTCTCTGTGCCAGTGTGGTCGTTCACCGGGCATGTACATGTTGATATAGGTGCGATTTACAGGAAGCCCTGCTAGGCGATCACAGAGCTTCTGTGCTCGTTCGATAAACAGAGTGCGATCTTCTGAATCTTCCAAATCTGATATCACGCCTGCGGGTGGACCGCCTTGATAGTCGCTTTCACCCCAACGCCAGGGCTTGCGGCGGCACCAGGCCAAATATTGGCTATTTTCTGCACGAGTCAGTGCTTGATCAAAGATATGTATCTGCATGGGTTTATTTATAGGTGATAAATATTGGGTAAGGAGAAAGTGATATGCAGGCCTATAAAATCATGGCGAAAAACGTCAACACATCGCAGCGTATACAGCAGCAGTTTCTAGATGGTGGAGTTATCACTGATCGCGAAGAAGCCATGCATGTTGCACAGAGTTTTGCTCAACAAGTCAGTGATCGTAAACGTGAAACTTGGATCGCGGAAGTCAAGCTCTATACCGTGGGCTTCAAGCCAGGTAGTCAAACTTAAATAACTCTAATCTTTGATCAGGTCTTATCGCAGAGTTTAGGAACTTCTGCAGATGATAAAACCAGTTGCCCAACTGTGTAAATCTAGAATCCTTGATCATATCCCCTAGACTGTAGTAGGTAGTTATGCCCAGAGTAGCATAGTAGTCCATGCTCAGTCCTCTGCGCTGACCATAGTCAGGCATTAGACTACAAAAGAACAGTGCAGAATCTCCAAAATCTTTCAGCTGATCAGCACGGGGCCGTTGGCACAGTGTGAGATAGTGTTCGGCAAAAGATGGCTGGGGAATAACATCAACACGATCAAGCCTGGAGGCTAAGAGCTCCACGACATACTGCTCTAACAGCAGGGGCATTTCAAATCCAGTGCGCTGTTGATGATCACGCACTAAATTTCTAAACACAGATTCAGTGGTCATAATTTTATTTATAGACTTAGGCTAAAAGATAACTAAGACTATGCAAAGATTAATCATTTTAGGCGACAGCTTCTCTATACCCACTGGGGACACAGATCCCGCTCAAACCTGGACTCGTACATTGGGTCAGCACATCACAGCATTGACAGGTCAGGACATAGAAGTTAAAAACGGTTCTATGATGGGCTCAGCCCAGGACTGGGCTTGGAAACAACTACAGAACTATATGCCGCAGAGTTCGCCCGATGACTATCTAGTGATCTGCCTCACACACCCCTCGAGATTTTGGTTCCTAGAAGACATTCCACAGATGACCAATGTCAGTATCATTGACCTAGATCAGTGGATCACCAAAGAACAAGAACGTGCTATCGAAGGGTTTCTACGCTACATACAGCGTCCTGAATTAGATACGCAGTTAATGATTCAACGCATGGGTTGGTTAGCCTATCAGGTCAAGAGCCGCGGTCTACGCAGACCTTTGATGATCAAATGTTTCCGTCAAGAAGAGGGAGAAACTAAAAATTACCCAGAACTAAACTGGGCTCGAGGTAATCTCTTTGATGACATACAGTATTGGGAGTTCGAAGATCCCGAAGAGGATCACAACGGTAGTTATTGGTACGGGTTGGATGGTCGCTACAATCACATGATCTTGAGTAATCATGCAATTTTAGCACCTAGAATGGCCAATGACTTGGTCACAGACACTCAACTAGATCTCAAAGAAGGTTTCATCAGAGGCATACTCAAATCAGATACTCTGGATGATCGAGAATTCGTGGAACGTGAACTTTGTGCTAACATCGTAGACGAAATGTGGCAGCGCAGAGAACATGAAAATAACCGTCCTATACTGCCTTGGCTTAAGAAAAAACGCCTAGCAGAAAAAGTATATCCGTCGGACTCTGAAAAATAATTTATTGAAGTTGTTGCTGTTGTTCGAGGCTGAGTTCCTGATCTTCCAGCTCACGAATTTTTTCAGTAATTTGGTCGATGAGACCTAAATTTCTGAGAATTTTGAACACTAGGTTTTCCACTGACCATTCGCCGGCACGCTCTAGTCCAGCCTTGCGCATCTTAGTGATCTTGTCTTTGACCACTCTGAGTTTTTCAAGATCCTTGCTCAACATAGCCGATTCAATGTCACGCATAATTGAGTCTTTTTTTGCCTCTACCGCAGCATCATCGACCTTGGGTTTGACCTTTTTAGGTTCCACTAACCACTGCTGTTTGATCAAGCTATAAACACCAGTGGAGTGATGTGGTTCGTCTTCGCCTTGTACATAACACTCTACAGGCAGTCCTTTGATAGTGATAGTATGTTGTTCAGCCCACAGTGATTTTTTGGCTGAAAATAGCTCTCGTTGCTCTTCTGACGGTGTACCGGGTATGATAAGATGTAGATCCAAATCACTGTACTCAGTCCATGTGTAGTTTGCATTAGACCCTGTGATCGTGTAGTCAATGACATCTAGGTCTATGCCCACAAAATCTTGGAAGGCTCGAGCTATATCTTTGAGTTTTGATACTACTTCGGGATTGAGACGATCGTCTTCCCAAATCTTAGGATTGAGTCGACGATTGACTGTGACTATTTCTTGCTGTTCTTGAAGTTCACGTAGACGCATTCTATTATTTAGCCCACATCATAGTGTAGACAGTGGCTAACTTTTCAGTGTATATTTCTGCAACTACGTAGGCGTAAGAATCGTTGGGTTTACGTTCTAAAATCAGCTGACAATCAGTAGGGTCTTGATTTCGAATCCATTGTACATGATCAAGTCCTGCCTGTCTATGTACGCTGGGCCAATCTATGTCAATGGTACCTGTGCCATCTGACTCTGCTGGAAAGAATTTTGCAATGGTAAACTTATACGTCCTCATCGTCTGAGCCCATACTGTTTAAAATTTCTCGCAGTTTAGTGCTCTGTACGGTACCACGTACTCTGCCCAGCGAAGACCCTTGACCTGGATCTGGTTCATCATCAGTTTTTTGCATGGTCTGACGATTTTTAATGCTTTCAATAATGCTGCTAGCACCACGACTAGCACCATTTGTGCTTTCTTGCTCGTCTTCAGGCAAATCTGAGATTCTCAATGTTTCGAGATTGAACTCAAGATCTACTTTCATGCCTACACCCGATGAAGAACGTGTCTTCATCAACTGAATTTGATAGCGTCCACGCTCACGCATGGCACGACTAGTGAAAATACCAAACACGTTGTCAGCAGTTTGAATCTTTGAAAGACCACCACTGATGTGACTATGGTCAAATTCTACTTCTTCTACTGCTCCTCGGTTCAACTGTGAAGCAGTCACTAACAGACACTTCTTCTCTACTGCTAAATTTCTCAATTCTTCGGATACATACTTGTCTTTGATGAACAAGTCTGCTGGACTGATACGTTTACTAATAGGCATTAACAAATCCAAGTAGTCAACTAACAGTACGTCGACCTTTTTACCAGTCTTGATTTCATATTCTTTGAGATAAGCTCTGAGATCGTTACAGTTCTTACCTGATGGCATGTATTTGATCTGTATAGCGCCAGCTTTTTTACCCACCATCTTGACCCTCATTTCGATTTCGTCAAGATCCTTAAAGATTTCTTTGGTACTAACACCAGTGACCATAGAATCCACACGCATGGCTACCAATGCCTCTGAAAGTTCCAGTGTTAGATAGATGACATTCAATCCCTGCGTGGCCCAGTTCACACCTAGATTAGCCAAGAACAAGGATTTACCTGCGCCCGATCCGCCAGCAAAGATGTTTAACTCGCCTCTGTTCATACCTCCGAACAGTTTTCTATCCAGCCCTGGCCATCCTGTAGAGATCTGACCATTTTTGTCTTTGAGTCCCATCAATCGACCTCTGGGATCACTCCAATAGTCAGTGCCCATGTCTTTGCTGAGACCGATCTGTACCGCCTCTTTGATCAAAACTTCTACTGACCCATAGTCATTCTTTTCTAATAGATCTGCCGAACTGATAATCGCACGTTCTAGAGCCTTGTGTCTAGTAAACTGCTCGAACTCATCAAGGAACCAATCTAAGTGACCTTCTTTGAGATCGCCTGGCGCCTTAAGTTCTGTCTTGCAAGATGTATTAACGATCTCATATTCTGGCATCACC